CGTGTTCTTCTGAACATTAAGGACGGCTTTTCAACCGCACTCAGGACCTCACCATACGCTCCTCACGTGTAGTCAGGATTACTTGCCCGTTTAAGCAAGTTATTGATCGAGGATGGATTTCTTCGATTTTCTAGGCGACGGACCGTTAGAAGCGGCCGATGCCTGGGATGTGGAACGCGACGTCCTAACAACGCGTTCATTTCCGTCCACGGTAATTTATCGTGAACAAACAAACAATCGTGCCCGCAAGAGCACGTGTACCTGTTCCGGAGCTGAAAAGCATCGGAACTTCTTTGACTTCTCAAAGTCAATCGTTCGGCCTAACCTCAAAGAGGATAGGCCTATCCCAGATAACGTAAAAGTTTGCTGGAACGCACGGAACATCTTCGAAATGAAGTTGCCCAGAGAATTAGTTACCAATAGAACCGGTAACCGCTATACAATCGATGAGCTTCCGCTTATCGATGATGTCTGCTATACGCTCCGAAAGGGGACGTACTGGTTTAGTCGCGCTGCCTACAAGGGAGGTAGCGTGCGTAAAGGGTTGACTGACTTAGGTCGTCAACTCATAATTCTTCTTTCAGGCAGAAATAGCCATGAAAGATTACATAATTCAGCAGGATCCCTCCTGTCTGAAAAGACTAACCCACGCGGAATGCAAAGGTTAAGAAATATAACGTCTACAATTGACGGTATAATTATGCAGATTTGTCTCTGCTTCCCTGGTGAAGAAGTACTCACCTGGTCTAACGTGGATGAATTAATCCACTGTCTCCTCCGGAACCTGGTTCCAGATTATATCCGCCCTGGCAACATGGTGAATACAGAGTCCTCTTATGAAAAGATAAAGAGGATAAGGAAAGCTATTAAACAAAGTGGCTTTCACGTTTCTAGGGACTTGAAAGAGATCCCTATACCTCGAGAGCTGTCGTTTTTCAGACGGCTTCTCAAGCACATTGGCAACGGAAAAACTCCGCTTGACCTATACCGCGTATCCGTCCTATGTCAGACACGCGCTTCTGGTGTACCACCAAAGACAGTTTTCGAGAAGACGTTTTCGAAAATAAAGGAGGTTTTACAGACCCCACACGATCCCGAAACATTTCGGAGATCAGCCCCATACGTTAAAACATGTATGGACAACCTGCATGAATCATATTGTGCAGGAAAATCGGAGGATCAACTCTCCGGCATATTTGCGCGCGTTCTAGGCGCTGCAAAAGTATCTCTGTCCGACAGTGCAGAGATGTTTACCACTCATCAAGACGGTGGTAAGTTGGAAGCAGCACGTGAAGTGTTGTCTAATAATCCCCAGATTCCTGAACTGGATCTGGATACCGGTCAATTAACCGGAAAGCTTCTCACAAGTGAGAACTCAACAGTGGGAGATCGTCTCTTCCACTGGGGACTCGGACATTTTCATTTGGATGATCCGAAAGCCACCTATGACAGTAATGTTATGAGTGTTAAGATTTCCCTAGTTGCAGAAATGGGGAAGTATCGTGGGGTAACAGTATCCCACTTAGCGCATGCAAGCGTATTGCATGTTTTCTCTCACATAGGTCTCGAATACCTACGTGGAATACCTACGTCGCAAAGCGGAATCTCTGCGGCGAACCATGCATGGAACTTCTTCAAACGAATGACCATGCTTAACCCCACCGGCGCCTTCGCGCTCGGTGATGAAGACACCTTCCTGTTTAGCACAGATTGGAGGACTGCAACTGATTATATGGAACATCAGTTGACCGCAACGATAATTAACAATTTCGCTGTTATATTGGGTTTTCCCAACTGGTACAGGCGCGTAATCGTCTGTGCGTTAACTCAACCTCGACAAGTTGAGTTCTTGGATGAAGATAAGGTTTTAGCCCGATTCTTCACCGGTAGGGGCTCTCTGATGGGAGACCCAGGAACAAAGGTTATTCTACACCTTTATCATCTTATCTGCCGAGAGGCAGCTAAACTTGCGGCAAATCGCTTTGCACAAGAAACCCGGTCATAAATAATGATCGGATTGGTTGTACCGAAAGGACTACCATAAAAGGATGTGAGGAGACTTGCATCTGCATCACCCTAAGGTGGGCCCAGTCGGG